TAATTTTTTTGCATATACTTTATAATCTTCAGCAGTTACACATCTTCCTTGAGATGCATAATCAAGTGGAGCATTATATTTAATTGATTTAAGAGACTCAGCATCAGAACCACCACTGGCTGATGCTACAGTTGCAGTTGCGACATCAGAAATAGTTGCAATTGTTCCAGAGTTTGTAAATATGGCAGCACCGTTTGCATCAGACTTATTACTAACAACATAAGTCATAATTATAATATTATCATCAGACAATGCAACACCAACAACACCATCACCAAAATAAATCTCAAACTTACCAGCCTCAACTTCCTGTAAAAAATATACCTTACTTGAGGTTGTAAGTTGAGTTATGTCTGTTGCTTCTGTATATGTTGATATTGTTGTATCAGACGATGATGTCTGAATCTTTACCGTAAGAGTCCTTGTATCTGCCCTATTGTCTCTAAGAAGAAATCTTTGATCTGCATCTGAAGTATCGACAGTATATCTTGTTGATACATAAGTTCCTTCATAAATCTTAACATCATTGAAAGTTATACCAGAACCAATATTGGAAGCAGTTACATCATTAGCAGTAACAAATTGATAATCTGTTCCATCATTAGAAGCTGTAAAAACTGTGCCTGCATCCATTGTTGCTGTAGCTAGTGTCGGGGTATTTAATGTAACATCAACAGTTGCGGTAGCGGCTCTTGCAGATGCAGGAACATAACCTAAAGTTTTGGCATGAGAAACTATACTAGAACGTAATGATGCACTATCTAAAAACATTTCATTCGCAAGCATATTTGCATTAAAACCAAGATAATGTGTATTGTATGCTAGAACATCTAGAAGGGCACTCATACCAGAACCTTCAAAATCATAGTCCTTAAATTCTGTTTGGCCTCTGAGGAAAATTTTCAGATTATCCTTTACATCATCAAAGTCAAATTCTGTTACGTTTAGTCTTGTGTTATTTACTGCCATTATCGTAATCTCTCTAAAAATACCGTTAAGTCTACTAATTCGGTTGGTGTATTTACAACAAAAAATTCTATTGTACACTCATATTCATTACGATCTAAATTTGGTTGTGCTCGAACAGATATCAGTCTTGCTCTAGGTTCAAAATTTTCAATAACAGCTTCTATTTGTTGTGTAAGAACATGTGCAGTAATTGGAGTCATTAGCTCAAACAATACACCTCTTACGCCAGAACCAATCTCTGGATGAAAAGGCTTTTCATAATGATTAGTCAATATAAGATTACGAATGGAACGCTTGACTGCTTGAATATCAGTTACCTTATTGATATCTTTCGATCCTGCCTTCTTGCCAAAAAATAAATCCAAGTCTGTATATTGCCGAACATTACGATCAATATCATTTTGGCCTTGTGCATCTGTGTGTGCAGTTGGTGTTGCCATTATAGACTCCTGTTTTTACTATTTATAAGATGTCTCATAATTATCTGCGATATTAACTTCTGAAATTACTGCTTCAATGTTGTCGTGCCAATAGTTTAAAAATCTATGTACCCTTGGATACTCTGGTCTAATATCTGCTGTCTGCCAAATAAACTCTTGAAGTATATGAGTGTAATCTGGCATCCAATAGAGGACATTTAAAGTTACTATGGTATTTCTTAGTATTATCATTGTTACTTCGGTGGTTTAGAAACTGACGGATCATACTTATCAGCATATTGATATGTAACTCTAAACATTACTCCTTTATGATTATGTGGCCTTGTTATTGTAGCTCCATCAACATCTACTGTATCAAATGTATCAGCTGCGGGACCATAATCACGGTTATATGTCATATCTATTTGATTACCAACTGCTTTATATAAATCCCATCTTCCTTTATTATAACCTTCGTTATTAACATCATTGGAAGGTTTTAATTGAAATGGCAGTATGCGACCCCTTCCTGATGAGGTTTTCGCTGTTGGCACATACCCCCCAACATAAAGTATTTTAATTGGGTCATTTTTTAATTCTATTTGCAGCGAGAAATCGGAAACGGATGAGATTGATGCCTGCTCGGCCACAGTAACATCACCCTCATAAAACAATTCTGTTATTTCTACAGGACGATGTGAAAATCCATGTTTACTAATATTAGCTTTCTTTGAAACTTCTCTAACATGTTCTCCACCACCGCTAACAATTTTCTCTGTGGATTTTTTAGTTGTTGTTGCGCCTTCAGGCGTTGTAATTTTTGTCGTAGTTACTTCAGAATTAGATGCTTCTACTCTGCCACCTAAAGCTCCTGGCGATTTGCGGTCTGTATCAATACTAGCTGGGCCAGGATCAAGAGTAAATTGAAAGGCAACTTCAGTAAATTCTTCTGTGGGCGAATAAAATTTATCATCTACTGTAGGAAGTTTTCTAATTTCATTCTCCGTATCCGATATTAATTTTTCCAGAGTAATAACGGTATCCGTTGGAAGTTGTAATCCAGATACATCAATTGTTTTCATTTGTTCAGCGATGGTAGATGCTGTTGTTTCTAAATCTGTTTTCAAAGCTTTGAAATTAGGACTTTCAACTAAATCAGAAACTTTCTCTGCAATATTAGCAAGGTCTTCAAGCTTGATTGGATTTGCTTGCAACACGACAATTGCTTTTTGAATAGCATCGCCGCCAGCTGCTGGTAGTTCAAAATTAGGAATTGAAGCAGAAAGACTCGTTCCTGCTCCAATAGCAGACGATGCATCAGACACAAGAGTATCCAAAGAAAATCCACTAGTAGTTAAGGCAGAACCAAATTTTGTTGTAATATCAGCAAGTAAGGTATTATGTTGACCACTGCCGGGAATCAATCCTGATAAGCTTGATAATTGTGATTGTAAATTAACATCTGGAAGTTCTGGTAGTTTTTCAGTTAAAGTTCGAAGTTCACCTACCGCTGCTGTTATATCAGTTGATGCAGTAGCAGCAATAGCTGATGCATCAACTTCTAATCCATCAGTAGCACTCTTCATTAAAGTTTCAAACTTAGTTTGAAGTTGAAGAAGTTTTTGATTTTGGCCTTCAATACCAGTTGCATCTAATTCCATGATTATCCTCCAGCAAATACATTAGAACTTCCAGCTGCTACACTTGTGCAAGTAGGATCACCTATTCTACCAGCTTGAACTCCATTAACGTAGACAGTAGATGAACCTGATGATATGGGAGCTGCATGAGAAGGACAAGGTGTACCAGGCAACAAATGTCCTGTATTATTATCTCCCTGTCTACTCCATGCAATACTATTCACAAACACATCAGGCGAACCTTCTGCTCTGGTCATTCCAGAACAATGCGAAACATCTGCATCTCCAATTCTAGTTGCTGCTGGCACGTTCTTTCTCCATTAGTTCTTGCAATCTCGTATTCCACACTGCCATTGCTTCGTGTTGTTCGTCTGTATGATTACCATCTTCGCCTTCTGGCTCTGGAATATCATGTAAAAACTTAATAACATGTTCAAACTCTTCTGGTATATCTTCATATTTATCGTAAGTAACCAATTCTCCATTCACTATAAACTGATATTCTGCCATTTTACTCCCCAACCTAATTCAAATTAATCAATGCAGAATCTACATCGACCTCTGTTGTTGCATCCATATCAATAGTTGTTTCTGATTTAATGTGCATAGTTGTAGCAGATTTCATATTTAACTTATCACCAGACTTGAATGATGTTATGCCAGATATAGTTGTTGTGGATAAATTGTTATTAGCAACTATAACAACATCGCCTTCATAAGAAGCAATTTCCAGATTATTTACAACACTTAATCTGCTGGCATCATTTACTATTCTAAGTTCTGATTTATCTATTATTGTATCAACAAATCCACCAATTGTTGCTTTAACATTGTCTTTGATATTGTAAGCATGATTACCAATTAGTTCTTCTTCACGGTTTCCTCCACCTTCACTAGCACCTACTTTGACACGATGATTCTTATGAATTTTTTGTGTATAATTTCCTTCAACCTCTAAATGATAATCACCTTTGATGAGCTCTCGCACTGTTCCTGCTACCGTCAAGTTAACATTACCAGATATAGAAACATTTGAACTACCAGCAATAATCTCGTAATTATCACCAATTACCTTTACAACCTTATCTCCTTTAGGATGTATCTCTTCAAATGTTCCAGAAGTATGTTGAGTAAATAATCTTTCTGCGCCAGGAGAATCATCTATCTCATGTATATGACCTGACTCGCTTTCATGAACATGGTTATATGGATATTGAGAAGAAATATATGAGGCTGCATATTTTTTAATTGATTTAGGATCAGGCTCATTCCAAAAACTGCGAACTTCTTGAACTGCTGCATCTGATACCGTAGAAAGATATGGTTGCGTTGCGGTAGGAACGCCAGTACCTTTTATAGTTGTATTAGGTGTTATTCCAGTATCATCAATACCAACAGTTGGATCAAGAGCAGCTGGATCACCTCGCAACCTATTCAATCGCCTTTGAATAAGAGAGTTATGTGTTTCTGATGTTTTGCCTTGTGCTAATCTATTAGTATCTGTTTCCCCCATACCGTGGCCAGACTTCATAGAATATTCATCACCGTCTACAGGATAGGGACCATAGGTGGGATCACCAGCAAATTCTTTGTTAGATTGAACTGAAAATCTGCTTCGAGGATCATTAAACCCTTCTGTATAATCAGCTTGACTTCCAGGGCGACCAGGCAAAGAACCTATGATAATAGGCTGTTGCTTTTCTTGTGCATCTCTAAAGAAACCAATCACCCAACTTCCCTCAACAAGAAAAGATGGAGTGCTGCCCATTCCATGCATCGATGGGTCTGTGACAGGATGCATTACATGAGCCCACGGCAAGTCAGCAGTAGGAAGGGAATTTAAGTCTTCTGTATGAAATCCAAGACAACGAACACGAACCCGACCTAAACGCTCAGGATCATTTCTATCTTCTACAACACCAACGAACCAGATGAAACCATCTTGGCCCATAAAATAACTTTGTTCTGCCATAATAATCCTTTAAACAGTCTTTCATCTATTTATAAGGATTAATGCAAGTCTGGATCACGCCCCAATCCTCTAGGCGGAATATGATATTCTACTATCTCTAAATTTTGTTTGCCTTGTTCCTTGTACATGTCAAATGCAATAAAAGCATCTTCTTCTGACAATCTGTCGGCAAGAATTTCCTTAGAAACTATTCTGTAATAAATCATGATTA